AAACGCACTAGGAATTACAAAACAAATATCATCGAAGAGAACGGAAAGAAATATTACGTTGGATGTAAAGATGGAGGTAAGCGTTCGATCGAAGGATATGTTCGTAAAAACAATAAGCGAATGTGGGTTAATGGTGAATACATTTCTACTACTCATCCGCTGCATAAGCCCGGTCGATATGAGGGATTTGAAGAAGCAGCATTTAGTGCGCTAACAAACTACAAGACTTCAACAAAAGGAGAGTTATATCTTATAACTAATCCTGCGTTTGAAGGTTGGGTAAAGGTTGGCATGGCTGTTGATGCAAGAGATAGGCTTAAAAACTATCAGACTTCTACGCCTTTCCGAGACTTTGAAATACAGTCTTTTTGTAAGGTTAATGACCGCAGAGCTGCCGAAGCAGAACTACATCGAAGACTATCAAAGATCTATGAACAACGAGGCGAGTGGTTTAAATGCTCAGTAAACAACGCACGAGATGAAATGGCTTGCGTTAAACTAGATATGGAAGAACTATGAAAACTTTAGATACTTTAATCTCAGACATATATGAAAAACTCGAAGGGCTTTCAAACGGTGAAGGCCTTGAGATACCTGAGAAAGAATTGGATATAACACTATCACGAATTAAAGATGGTATTCTTTCTTGGTCAACACCATCAGAAAGAAATAAATCTTTTACTTTAAGGATGTCGAATATTGGTAGGCCTGCTCGTCAGCTTTGGTACGAATCAAAAGACGAGAACAACTCATCGGCTCCAAGCGCACCAACACAAATTAAATTTCTTTATGGTCATATCCTTGAAGAAATAGTTTTGATGTTAGTGCGAATGTCAGGGCATATGGTTACCGACGAACAAAAAGAAGTAGAAATTAACGGCATCAAAGGCCACATAGATAGCAAAATAGACGGCGAAGTAGTAGACATTAAGACTGCATCTAAGTTTGCGTTTAAGAAGTTTCAAGACGGCACACTAACCGACAACGATCCTTTTGGTTATCTTGCCCAGCTGTCTGCTTATGAAACACAAACAACGGCGGCTTCTTAGTTATTAATAAAGAGAGCGGTGAACTATGTTTGTTTCGTCCAGACGATATTGAGAAACCAAAAATAAGTAATCAGATTGCTGTGCTTAAAACCCAGCTATCTCTTGACACTCCGCCTGAAAGATGTTATGATCCTATACCAGAAGGAAAGAAAGGTAACATGAAATTACCAACCCCCTGTAATTACTGTGCTTATAAGCATGAGTGTCACAAAGACGCTAATGACAACCAAGGGCTTAGGGCCTTTCAATATTCAGGCGGCCTTGCTTATTTTACAAAGGTTGTTGTTGAACCAAGGGTAGAAGAAATATTATGAATAGAAAAACAATAAAAAAGATTAATCGTCACGTAGGTATTATACTTGTTGATTGGTTGAAAACGCTTGTGAACGAAGATGAAGCCAAGAAAATAAACTTAGATAATTATAAAGAACTTCTTCCTGCGCAAACACACGTTTATACCAACAACAAGTTTTTTCTTAGTGCTTTCTCGCCTCGCTGGGTGCGAAAGAAATTAAAGTATATTGTTGCGAAGAACAGCTCACGCGACATTTCAACCATAACGCTCGAAGAAGTAATGAGACTATTGAAATCATGGAAAAACCAGACAAGATAAAAATTCCACTTGAGCTGCTGATAACGTTGTGTGCTAGATCTTTTATTTCTGGCGGTACAATCAATGATATTGATAGTTTTTCTCTTGAAGAGATGGCAACTCAAATAAATTTAGAGTTAGAAAAAAGAGAGGTAACTATCCATTGACAAAGCCACAAATAAGAAAAGGCTACCGCAAGCAAAGAGTCAAGCGCCCAGTAGAAAAAGACCTTATTAAAGGATACGACTCTAATTGGGAGTATGTTCTTCACAGCGGCCTTCTTCAAGACTGGAACTTTCACACAGAAAAGGTTGAGTATGTTGTACACCACACCTACCACCCTGACTTTATTCGGGAGATGGAAGGAAAGAAGATATTGCTTGAAGCTAAAGGTAGGTTCTGGGACTCAGCAGAGTACAGTAAATATGTATGGATTTCACAGGCGTTACCAGACGACTATGAACTTGTATTTCTTTTCTCTGACCCTAATGCTCCTATGCCGCAAGCAAACCTAAGAAAAGATGGAACCAAAAGAACACACGGAGAATGGGCAAGCTCTAAAGGCTTTAGGTGGTACAGCGAAATGAGCATCCCAAATGAATGGGTTAAAAAAGAATATAAAGAAGAGGGGTTATGATTGACCGTAAACAAGAAAGAACCGCCCGATTTAACCGTAAGAAAAAACTGAAAAAGTTTAAACCGCAAAAAAATATACAGCGTACAAAAGAGTCCCACCCCGAACATTACACTTATTTAGACTTAAAAAACTTAGGAGAATAGATGGATAGTTATCAAGAATACATTCACAAATCGCGTTATGCACGTTACATCCCTGAAGAACAACGACGAGAGAACTGGGACGAAACAGCCAGACGTTATTGTGATTACTTCAAAGACCGAGGTCAACTAACAGGCAAAGATTATGACGAAGTATTCAATGCAATATTAAACCTTGAAGTCATGCCTAGCATGAGAGCGTTAATGACGGCAGGAGCTGCATTAGATCGAGACAATGTTGCAGGCTTCAATTGTAGTTATATGCCTATAGATCACCCTCGTGCTTTTGATGAGATGATGTATATACTTATGTGCGGTACAGGAGTTGGCTTCTCAGTAGAGCGCCAATACATTTTTAAATTGCCAGTAGTTTCGGAGGATTTCCATGCAACAGAAACAACAATCACAGTCATCGACAGCAAGATCGGATGGGCAAAGGCTTATCGAGAACTTGTCAGCTTACTTTACAGCGGTCAGTTACCGTCTTGGGATGTCTCCAAGGTCAGACCAGCAGGAGCAACTCTTAAAACGTTTGGAGGAAGAGCTAG